GGAAGGCATGAAAGATTCTAAACGTGTTATTATTATGACACCCGCATCTTTACGTGCTAACTATATTGAAGAACTTAAAAAATGTGGCGATCTTCTTTATAAGAGAAATCAATATTGGGAATGGATATCAACTGTTGAAAACCAAGAAGCACTTAAAACAATATCTATTTTATTAAATTTACCACAAGAATATATTCGTAGACACGGAGGAGCCTTTTTTATTAATGTTAAAAAACCTTCAAATTATAGTGATCTTAGTGACACTGATAAAAAAGTTCTAGAAGAACAGTTAAATGAGATGATACGTCAAAAATACACATTTATTAATTATAATGGGTTACGTTCAACCCGCTTAGCAGAAATGACTTCTAACTATACAAGAAATATTTTTGATAATTCAGTTGTTATAATTGATGAAGCTCATAACTTAATAAGTCGCATTGTTAATAAAATAAAGAAAGAAAAAGGCATTACAGGTGAAGAGAAAAAGAAAAAGAAAGAAGAAGAGGGCAAGGAAGGAGAGAAAAAAGAAGAAGATAGCATATTTGGCGAACAAACTCCCTTAAATTTAGCAACTAAATTGTATTACATGTTGTTAAGAGCTAAAAATGCGCGTGTTGTATTATTATCAGGTACACCAGTTATCAACTATCCAAACGAATTTGCCATATTGTTTAATATATTAAGAGGTTACATCAAAACATGGAAAATACCTTTAAATGTTAAAACTAACAAAAAAATTGACAAACAAACACTTCAAGAAATATTAATGGGAGAGAAATCACTTGATTATATTGATTATTCACCTTCAAGTAAAATTTTAACTGTTACAAGAAATCCATTTGGTTTTAAAAATAAGATTAAAAAGGAATCTGGATACCAAGGTGTATCTAACGTTAAAAAAGAAGAAAGTGGTGACTTAGTAATTGATAATGAGTTTACTTCTGATGATGATTTCGAGAGAAAGATTATATCTATTTTAAAAAGAAATGACGTTGATGTAATTGCTTCAGGAATTCATGTAATTAATCAAAAAGCTTTACCAGATGATTTTAATACCTTTATGTCTAGATATATTAATGAAAATGACAAATCGCTTCAAAATGTTGACGCATTAAAAAGACGCATTATTGGATTATCATCTTATTTCAGAAGTGCCCAAGAAAGTTTATTACCTAAATATAACAAACAACTTGGCGTAGATTATCATATTGTTAGAATACCAATGAGTGATGTACAATTTAAAATTTATGAAGCAGCCCGTAAACAAGAGAGAGAATTAGAGAAGAAACAAAAACCAAAATCAGGTTCAGCAGAATTATTTGAAGAAAAAGCTTCAACATATCGTATATTCTCTCGTTTATTTTGTAACTTTGTTATGCCAGATAGACCTATTCCTATGAGTAAAAAGAAAAAGGCGGAAGATGAAAAAGAAGAAGATGCTGTTCCAGAAATGGCGCAACTTATAAAAGAAGGCACTAGACTTGAATCCAAACAAGATGTTGAAGATGAACGAGAAGGTGAAATTGAAGGTGATGAAATTCTTGACGCAATTGGAGGCACATCTTATAAGGAACGCTTAGATAGAGCTATTAAAAATATTGAAGAACATTCAAGTGATTTCTTAACACCCGAAGCACTTCAAACATATAGTCCTAAATTTTTACATATGTTAGAAAATATTGATGACCCAATAAACCACCCAGGTTTACATTTAGTTTATAGTCAGTTTAGAACTGCCGAGGGTATTGGTCTTTTTAGTTTAGTTCTTGAAAAGAATGGTTTCGCTAGGTTCAGAATTAAAAAGAATCATCTTAATGTTTGGGAAATTGATATTCCTGAGGTTGATGAAGGTAAACCAACATATGCCCTGTATACAGGTACTGAAACATCAGAAGAAAAAGAAATGCTTAGACATATTTATAACGGAGAATGGAATCAAATTCCTGAAAGTATTGGTAGTGTATTAAAATCAAAATACCATAACAATAATATGGGTGAGGTTATTAAGGTTTTCATGATTACATCATCTGGTTCAGAAGGTATTAACTTGAGAAATACAAGATATGTTCACATTATGGAACCTTATTGGCATCCTGTTAGAACTGAACAAGTTATTGGACGTGCCAGACGTATTTGTAGTCATAAAGATTTACCCAAAGCTCTTCAAACAGTTGAAGTTTTTGTATATTTAATGATTTTCTCTGAATCTCAATTAAAATCTGATGAAGCTATCGAGTTAAAGAGAAAAGATTTAAGTAAGGCAATACCAAGATTTCCTATTACAAGCGACCAATATCTTTTTGAAATATCTGAAATTAAAGCAAATTTAACCGCTCAACTTACTGACGCAGTTAAAGAATCATCATTTGATTGTTATATTTATTCAAATGGTAAATGTGTTAATTTTGGCGATCCAACAAATGAAAAATATGCTTATGTTCCTGATTATGCTGAACAACAAAATGATACTACTGTTAGGGCTAATAAAGTGGCAATTGAATGGGTCGGTAAACCTATTACTATTAATGGGGTTGAATATGTATACAGAAGAGGTAGTAAGGATGTTCTTGACCTATATGATATGGAAACGTATAAGAAAGCACTCGAAGATGCTTCTGTTCAACCATTAAAAGTTGGAACATATGAGATTAATGAACGCGGAGAGAAAGTTTTAAAATTAATAGCATAATGAAATTATTGTTTCTATTATTGTTTAAATAACTATATTAATAATATACTTATTTAATTATTTTTTTGTAATAAATTTATTATCATATCTAATTTTGAATTTAATGATTTTACTTCTGACTGTAACTCTCTTATTTTATCTTCATTACTGACATTGTTATTTATTTCTTCAAAAGATAAAGATATATTATTATTATCAAATTCTATTTCTGGTTGTTTTACCTTTTTAAGTTTTTTAAATATATTTTCTTCGATTTCCGAGTCAGATGTTTCGGTATTATTTCCCCATGTAACACTTTTTTTTGTAGGAGATTGTTGTACACTATCCACATTTAAATATCTAAATCTACTTTCATTTATAGGTTGGATTTCTTTAGTTATTTTTTCAGACTTCACTGAAGTTTCTTGTGGTTTTAACCAACTACCATCAATAACAGAATTTCTAGTTATTTGTTCAACATCATAATTTCTTTTGGCAGTAATGTCCTTTATAATTTTATCCATCTCTCCAATTGGTCTATCCTCATATTTGTCTAAAAAATTTGGAACAGGTGGTGCCTTTACAGACATTATATTTTCAAATTCTTCCTGTCGTTTATTTAAATCTTTGTCAAATTGAGATTTACGTTCATTTTGTAATTCTTCAGCCGTAATAAATTCTTTTGATGGCGGTTCATCTAATATTTTTATTTTATTAGGCATTTGTTGAGTATAAGTTTTTTTAATGTGATTTAAAATGAGCATAATATATCTTTTATTGATATCAACTAAGTTATTTGTTTTTGTTTTTTCTGTTTCAAAAAAGCCCTTAACATTATTTGAAAATAATTGAGCCACTTTACCTTGAATGTCTCTCGAAAGAAACTTAAAAATATCCTCATCGCTAATAACATCCCAAAGTGTGGTAAGATTTTCCTTAGTTAAAAAGTTATTGATATTCATTAAATATATAATTATAAAACGTTATTTTTATATATTTTTTACGTGTTATAGTGAATCATTAAAATAAATATGTCTAAACTTATTCATATAATCATCTTTTAATATATGCGTTTTCAAGTAATGTTCTGTCATTTTTCCTTCAAGCATATGAACAATAAAAAAGAGAGAATAGACACCGCATTCTGTATTTCCATATTGATGTTCGATACCTTCATTACTATCAAATTTAAAATTTATTTTCTTCTTTAAGTTTAATCCTTGTTCTTTAATGCGTTCAACTAATGCCATTATTTGGGGTACAGGTTTATCCCCAGTACTGTCAAAGAAAAATATTTTCTTTTTCTTTATATTAATAAACATTGAAATCCAATGTTGACCTGGCTTATTATGAGGGTCGGTATTAAAAATAATTCCTATTTTTGTTTTTCCATGTTTAATTTGGTCTTCAAGACTAAAATTACAAAGTTCATCCCATACACATTCTCCATATAACTTTCTTGTATCAAAATCAATAGGTGTTGGACCTATAAAATCAAAATCTTTATAAGCTTTCTCGTATTGTTTCATTACATTCATAATATCAATACTCGATAACCATTCATTTGGATTTTTCTTCCATTCAGCAGGAGATTCTGGAGCAAATGAATCTGCTATATCACTTTGTAAAGTTCCAAATTCTGATTTTTGTTTTAACCAACAAGATTCTTTATTACAAACACCACTTAGTTTTTCGGTCATAAAACGATGAATTTCTTTTGGAGAATTTGTTACAATTTTAACATCTGGATGTCTAGCGTTCCATAAATCTCTTAATTTATAAAGCGACTTATTCGTATAACATGTAAAATCATTAATCTCTCCTTTTGGTTTCGGACTACAATTAACTTTTTTAAGATGTATATTTTGAATGGTCTTATTATAATTATTTTTTTTGACATTTTTATGTGTTGCTTTATTTAATCCACCTCTTGTTACTTTTTTTGTGTTATTCTTCTTCATTTTACTTTTTTGTGTTTTTGTCTTCATAAATATTAGTGATATTATTCTTTTTTAAACCTTTATTTTTTAATTCTGGATCGTTCAAATTAATTTCTCTCTGTTTTGGCAATATAATAGTTTCCTTTTTTTTATAAACTTGAGTTCTTGTAACATATTTATCTAAAGTAGGAACATCTATTTTAACAGAACGCAATAAAAGTTTATCAGCTTCTATACTGGAAGCAAAATTTGCCGACAAATCTGTCACTTCACTACTACAAACTTGTAGTGGAAAATCGACATCTTTGTATTCAGATTGAATTATATCATTTCTATCAATTGTCTTAAAGTAATGTATTGTTG